GAATTGAAGCGTGCAGTTCACCGTCTTTATACTAGTAAACTGCTTTGTGATAGGGAGGCGAGTACCCCCAGGCGAGATGGTTACGTCCGACAGATATTCAACAACATCGTCAACGTCGATGAGAGCCCTGTATTTGCTCACGACGGACTTTGGAGAACCAGCGGAGACCTCCAACTTGATCTGATACCTTCCAGGAGGCACATAGACGCTAGGCGGGAGCGGCAACCAAGCACTTTGGGCGTACATGCTGGCAGAAGAGTTGCCAGAATAGACGCTGCCACCGCTGTACATATTTTGATGACCGTACTCCCTGTAGTGCAGAGAGTAGGGACAGCCCCCGGAGATGGTGTAATCCATTACCAGATTACCTGACGCCTCCAGCGTGAAACTGTCGACATAGGTTAGGGTGAGTTGTGGGACCTTATAAAAAGCTTGGGAGGACACTCCAGAATACTTGGGGACGCCCGAACTGGTATAGAAGGTCGAACCAGGGGCGTCCGTTGTGGTCAGGTTTCCACCAACAACCTCTCCGTTCAACACACTGCCAGTAAACCCTGCTGACTTGAAATCGAAGGTCTCCACGACGTTATTGGTGACGGGATCGCCGACGTTTCGGAGGACGTAGGCGGAATTTGCACTCGCGTTGTCGAAGAAATCGACAGCCCGAACCAGGATGACGTTGGCCTGCGCGGGGATTTGTCGGAGGTTAAAAGGAGGCGCGGCCACCAGCGAGCCGGGGTGGGCCTTGACAGCGTCACTCCAACTCAGGCGACCACCAAAGTGGTAACGCACCTCAAAACCAGCAAAGTCCAGCGGGGGGTCTGGGTAGGTCCATGTCAACCACTCACCGTTGACCATAACCCAGGGCACGTCGGACGGCGGTTCCGCAGGGTTGGTGACAGAGTAGAAGAAAGATTTGGCGTTGTTGAGGTTGGTGGTTCCCCCGACGAAGGACTTACCCAAGACCCGGAACTCGTAGTCACCAGCGGGGTGGTTGACGATGGTGTCTCCATTGACAACGGTACGGCGCTCAAAAGCACCTCCGCTAACAGGCCGGGACCAAACTTCGAACTCCTGACGATAGTAGCGGAACTTGGTTCGATCAAAAGTGGGGTTAACCAGCAAGTAGAAATCCCTGGTGGATTTCACAAAGACCTCTGTGAAGTTCACCTGCGTCGGCCCAGGAACACTCAGGGCGTCGTCCAGACTGGAATACTGGATGACGTTCGTCTGGGTGTAGTTGTCAACGTCTGCCCACTTGTTCCGGTTCACCTCGACAGCCGTGATAGTCCAAGCGTCAGGGTTACCGTCTGCCTCCTCGACCTTCATCACCCGGAAAGGCTTGGGTGTCCCGAGGTCACCTCCCTCAATGGAGAACGTGCAATACTCAGGGATGTTGCTCGGTAGGGCTTCGTTCAAAGTCAGCGAGAGGTTCGGCCCCGCTGTGGGGCTCACCAGTTGACGCTCGACGATGGCCCCGGCGTGGTCGAATTTGATGATGTAGCTGACACCCGCCTCCAGGTAAACCGCGTCCCGCAGCGTCAACACAGTGCGAGCGACATTGAGCGCACGGAAGCGCCCAGAGATGGCGTACCCCAGCGTGGGGTCCGCCACCAACACGATCTCCCAGGGCTGAACATGGCAGCCTAAGCGGTTGGTCTTGAAACTGACAGACATGCACTCGGTAAGGGACGTCAGCAGCTTATAACGGGCACGGCGAATAGCCTCTTTCTCGCTCGTGCAACCGATAGCGATAAAGTCCAGAGGGATGCGACCGTTCTCAGCGATGTCATCATCGTCGGGGACCCGCCGCCTGTCCTGGTTCCAACCCAGCTCCGGGTTAACGAAGGTGACGGTGATGTCGTTGTACCGGGTGGAGAGGTCGGTGAACGAATAATGGAACCCGTCAACGGTGTTCTCCTCCGTGAAGAGGTGAACCGCAGGCTCATCCTTGTCCACTCGGAGGTATGCTGTGCCATTCTGGTCGTCGAAAAACGTCCCGTTGAACACGCCTGCCATGTAGGCGGCCTGCTCTCGACTGGACCGAGGGTCAGAGATCACCGAGTTGAAGGTGTACCGGCAGCTCCCATCGGAAACCCGCTCGTCGCACCAAACACCAGCGTCGTAGATTGCGTATTTGTCGAGATAGATGGGGTAGTACGCCGCGATGCCGTAGTTGGTGTTGGTGACAAAGTCATAGAGGCACCAAGCCGGGTTATCCGTCCACGCGACATTGAACGTGCCATCCCAGAGACCAGAGTAGGTCTTTGTCACCGGATCATAATTGCTCGGCACCTTAACCTTCAGCCCCCTATAGACGCCCTTGAAGTCGGGCAGGGAGGAGAACTGGTTGGAGGCCCGACCAGTGAGGTGCGCGACGGCGGTGTTCGGGAACGTGTACTGTTCCGCGACAATCTCTTGATAGCTCTCCCAAGCAAGCGAGCGCACCACACCGTCTTCGTCCTCTGCCGAGAGCTTTGTCACCCGGATCTGGTACGCCTCATTGATACGCTCGACGGGGAACCGGAACTCTTTGACGTAGGAAGAGGACGTCTTCCCTGAAATGGTGACGGGTTGGGGAACATAGGCTTGGGCGCCGCTGAAACTGCCTCCGGTCACACGAAGTTCGTAAGCGTTCGGGGCAAGATCAGTGACCGTGCCGCTGAGAGACACGGTGCTGGGGTAGGCCCAACCGTAACTGGCAGGGATCTGGTTCCCGAACTCGTCCGTCGTCCAAGTTAAGACCACCTGCTGTTGGGGAACTGTCCCCACGAGGTGCTGGAGGGTTGCCCAGCTCCCCCCAGAGGGGCGGCGCTCCACGAGGCAATCATAGGCCCCAGTCGAAGCGTTGACGGTGGCCTGGACGGTGAACTGCACCCCCGTGACCCGATCTGCTGTGGGACCAGGAGGGGTGAAACTTGACCAAGCGTAGGACTCAAACCCCGGACGCCATTGGGTTTCGGATAGCGCCTTGTATTCGAGTGTGAACGTGACTTCGCTACCATACACGCCGTTGTTGTCCTGGCGGTAGAGCCCCTGGACAACCATTCGAACATCTATGAAGTCCAACTGGCCGGTGTCAGTTTGACGGATGACCGGTACCCCGCTGTAAAGCGAGGTGTTCACCGAGTGTCCCCGAGAGGCACCTCCCAACGTCGGCTTGATCACATAGTTGGGAAGGGCATCCCCCGCATAAACATTGAGGATGAAGTCCTTGAAATTGGTGGTGCCATCCGCGTTCACCAGGAGAGTGTCGCCGATGTAAAACTCGTCGCACCCCTCGATAGGGCCTTCAGCAAGGCCGAGGATGATCTCAAAGGCATCCTCTGAACGCAGGTTGTCAGGCGTCCGCACCGGTTGGGGTGCGGAACCCCCACCGTCTCCTCCACCTTTGGCGCCACGGAAAGCAATCTGGTTCATGTGCTGAAATATAGCCATAAACCAAACTGGTGTCTATTCAAGTAAGATACTAGTATTACACCGCCACATCCTTAGCATCGATATTCATCGACAGAACGTGACCACCATGCATGTGCCGTCCATAAATGATGGGAATACGGGTGCCGATCTTCGCTGTGTTGCGAGGAGCCCCCAAATACCGGCTGGCTTCTTGGTTATCACCTCCTCCAGTTTGGTAGTTTGGCATGTCCATCTGTGGCGCGGGCGACAACATAGCCAAGAGACCAGAGGCCAGCATTGACACGCCTGCGAAGAACACGGTGGACGCGGACAGAACGATAGCGCTCGCCCCCAACTCACCTGCTGCAAAGAGTGTCACACCCGCAGCAGGCATCATGATTGCCGCAACGATCAGGACGACGCCGATGGCGATCTGCACCAAACCACCCTTCTTCCCCCCCCGCATGACCGGGGCGAGATGAAGTTCGACCACGTCGTCCCCCAGCGGTGCCCGGATGCTTTCGACAGTCTCGAACCCCTGGACCCGGATTTCATGTTTTCCTTGTCCGGGGGTGGGATAGAAGACCCTGCCGGTCACGCGGCACATTCCCGAGATCAGCTCTTCGATGGTGTCGCCGTCCAAGATGATGTCCTGTGGCCACAAGGCTTTGAGTTTGCCGTGAAGGATGAGCTTACGCTTCATGACGCACTACCTTTCCCTCTGTCGTTACTGCGTAGACGGATAGGCCGTCATTGCCGACCACAATGTGTTTCAGGTTGGGCCAGCTTTGGAACCCAACGAAGTCGTCATTGGATAGGTTGCTGTCTTGACCAGGGTGGGTGTGGAAGGTGGCGACCAGCGAGGTTTCAAATCGGAGCATGTCGTCCACAGATATCTCGAAACCGACCTCCGGGTTGGTGAACACGTTTTGAACCTCAACTAGGGTACCGTCGTCCAGGATGACGCCGCAGCGTTCAGGACCCACATCCGAATAGACGTGACTCAGATGCTGCTTTAAAATCGGTGGCAGGCTCTGGAGGAACTTAACCATGAAACACCCCCTTGCTATGCTTCTCGTAAGTGCCAGTCTCTTGGGCGGCTGCGCTGGTGGCACCAAATGGGATAACGCCACGAAGGAAGATATCCGCGTCGAAGATGCTGAACTTTTCACAAACTGGGTTCAGACGGGACCACTGCAATATGACTTCACCATCTTTCGAAGGGGTCAGTGGACGCGGCCCTTCGATCCCGTGTTGGACATCGAACGGTCCAAGCTTGCTGCGGAAACTGTCATGGTCCGGTTCTGTAAGGATCGACATGATACAGTGGTCAAGCACGCCATGCCTGATCCAGTGAACCCCAACCACGTCGTCGTGCGGGCTGTCTGCGAAGATCGAAAGGTTCCGAGTGCTGCGAACCAGGGCGGGGTCAACGTCACGGTCAACAGCCCGGTCACGGTGACCATGCCTCCGCCGTCCATCGTTGCTCCGGTGACGGTTACGAACGGCCATGCGGCACCCCTTGCCGGAACACAGGCGGCAACGACTCAGACAGGTCAACCTTCTTCACCGCCTCCGAAGGAATGACAACGTCCTTGTGGCGCAGGATGGCTACGGTCGTGTTGCGCCACAGCGTGCCATAGGTGGTGATTTCGGACAGATGTCCGTAGAAGTGGTGCAGGATCTTCCCATCACCCAAATAGATCGCGGCGTGGTTGGCCACGCGGGAACGGACTGCCATGAGCAGAAGATCGGCGGGGCGCCACTCACGAGGGTGTCCATCGAAGGGGCGAAATCCCTCCGTCCAGTAGTTCTCATTGTAGAGGTCCAGACCGACGGACCACCAATCATCCGGGCGAGCATAGTCCGTCAGCCCGAGCGAGAAATTGTCGGCATAGAAGCGGCGAACAAGGCTGTAGCAGTCTTGGGTTCCGTGCTTGAACGGAAGGCCGACGAGGTGATCATATTTCATCATCACAGGCTCACCATGGGGA